TTTTCGTCTAATAATGTATCAAATGCATCGATAACATCTTTTTGGAAGTGAGTTTTTATGAATACTCTTGCAGTTATGTCATCGAAGACAGTTATGGTAACTTCTGGATTTGTATCTCTTATTTCTGCAATTTCCCTTTCATTTCCATCATCCCATATGTATACGTTGCATGGAATACATGACATATATGATTTCTTAAGAGGGTACGGCTTCACCTCTTGAACCAATCTATTGTAGTCAACATTCATTGTTTATTGTACATGTTAAAAGGAGACATAAACCAACACACTCTGCATTTGCAGTGTCTGTTGGTTTTTTTGGTTTGGAGTTGTTGGTTTCACGTTTAGTTGCTGTACGCCAGGCCACCCATGCCGCTCATCACGCGGAACACGTTGTAGTTGACCGCGTAGACGCGGATCGAGGCAGTGTTCTGGTTCTTGACCGTGTTCACGGACACAGTGAAGTTCAGCGTCGCCTTGTCGATACGCGAGAAGTTGCAGCTGCCGCTCGGCTGGTGCTCCTCCGGCTTCAGGGCAAACGAGTAGACGTTCACGCCGACCGCCGGGGTGCGGGTGTGGTGCTGCCACGGCTGGACGCGGTCGAAGTACCGGCCCTCACGCTCGTCGAAGCGGTCCTGGCCGTTGAGCTGGATCTTGGCCACTTCAACCGGGTTCTTGCCCTCGCACTTCACGTTGGAGGACAGGATCACCTTCGCGAGGAGGTAGTTCGTCGTCGCCTCGAAGAACACATCCTGACCATCGTTGCCAACACCGTCACCGTAGAGCTCAGAGCTCGTCGTCAGGCCGCCGCCGCTGACGATGCCGAGACCAGGGATGAAGGGCTCGCCGAAGCTGCCGGGCGCACTTTCGTTGGCACTAGATGTTGTCGGGATTCCGCCGACTGTCGTTGCACCGGGGCCGCCGCTCGCCAGGGAGCCGCGGCCGAGGATGCTTGTAACGATACCGTCCGTGTTCCAGTCATCGGAGTAGTTGAACGGCTGCTGTCCGAGGGCCTCCTTGATCCACGGCACAACTCCGCCCGGGGCAGAGCAGTCGACGAACGAGTCGCGCTGCACAACCCAGACAATCTCCTTCACCGGGTGGTTGAAGTTCATCTGGATCTTGTTGGAGGACGCTGAGATCGTCTCAGAACCCGTGTACTGCAGCTGGTCGATCAGGTACTCGTGGCTCTGCTGGGCAAACCGGCGACGCTCCTCCGTGTCGAGGTAGACGTACTCAATGTACAGGGAGGCACCAACGAGCTGGAGGCTCTGGATGCCGCTGCCCGTCGAAGCGCCGCTGCCCTGCGGGAGAGACTGCGGAGGAAGGTAGGCTGTACCCATCCCCGTTGTGTATCTGTCTCCATAGCAGCAGTTGTAGTTCTGCTCGAAGTCCACATTGATGCGGACCTCGTGGTACTGCAGGGCAATGAGCGGCACAGCCAGGCCCGGGTTGCGGCAGAACCAGAACTGGAGCGGGATGTACAGCGTCTTCATCGGCGTGCCCGCACGGGAGACGCACGAGTTCGTCAGCTCAGACGCCGCGCACGTCGCATCCAGCGGGACACCGTCGGACGTCTTGAGGAGAACCAGGTCGGCGGTGTTGCCGAGCATGTCCTCGAGGGACTGCTGCGTGCCCGGGGCCTGCGAGAGCTGCGTCCAGATCTGCATCCAGTCGCCGTACTGGCGGTCAATGCGCGAGCCGCCCACCTCAACCTCAACCTGCTTGATGAGGCGGTGGCCGACGTAGTTGAGCCAGCGGAAGCGGTCCGTGGAGCCCGAGTTCAGCACAACCTGCGGGAGAGTAACCTGGATGTACGTGCGGTACATTAAGTCAGCGTTACGGGAGATAACGGCCGTGACACGCTTGCCGAAGTCGGCCTGGCCGTTGAACGTCACCTCGATGGACTCCATCGCGAAGTTGGTATGACGCTTGTACAGCACCTTCCAGAACGTGATCTGGGGGTTGCCGGAGATGTAGATGTCCTGGGCACCATAGCTGACGAGCTGCATTAAACCACCGGCCATATTGTTGTTATACTTCACTGCAAGAAATTATTTTCGAGTGTTCAAGAGACGCATGCGTTGAGGCGACTCCCTTCAAAACACGAATTGCAGACGGGAATATATGACTCAGATCCACCGATAAGTACGCGTTCACTTGATTGAACAACGCGAAATGTTGAAGTCGAAGGATTCTTGCAGATAGAGCATTCACCTGTTAACTTTGTGATTTGGGATGCAAAGGGAATACAACTTAAGAGTTCGGTGAATGGTTGGCAATCTGAATCTCCATCAAGACCCACCAAGAGAAGATTTTTATTCAAAATGGGTTGGATGATCGACCGAATGTTCGGAACAAATTGAGCTTCGTCAATGACAATATAGTCCACGACTGAAAGCTCATAGGGTGTAACTTCATCGATATACTTGCAAGGATACATTTCGCCTGAATGCGAAACAATTACGTCGGATCTATACCTTGAATCAAGACGGGGCTTTAGAACAAGTCCGGTTCCGGACTGCTTATAAATCCAATCAAGTGCATAGGATGTCTTCCCTGCAAACATGGGGCCGACAACAATTTCAAGGGGCATTACTTAGTTACTCTACTCATATTTAACCTGTTTTCTTTACCTTTTTCTTTGGAGCCTTCAGTATAGTATCCACAAGACCACCACCGCGTACATGTCTACGCGTACGTCTTCTGCGGACCTGGCGTCTACGGCGTGTTTTCCTCCGACGTCCGCCTTCTGCACGAGGACGAGCGAGAATCTCTTGCAATTCAGTCTGATCCGGAGAACTGATCATAAATGTATCTTCTGCAAAATTTATATCTGGGCCCGCCACCTCCTCGTTGTCATATACGAACGGATCTTTATCGAAATCGCGAGGAGAGAACTGTAGAACTATTGTTTGGGTTCCTTTTTTGTAGACGACATTTACAGTTCGGTCAAGTGCAAAGACCAAATCATCCCTGCCACCCGGCCCCTGCATTGCCTTAATATCTCGTTTCGTTAAATGAGACGGGGAGAGTACCTTACTTGCCACCCAGAATCCGTCGTCCACGGCCACATCATCTGCACGGACTTCAAACTTTTCCTCTGAAGCCCTCACCGGTGTTGCCACCATCAAATCAGACGGAGGTTCATCCTCACTGGGTCCAAACGCAAGACGTACACGCGAAATAGGGAAATGTGTCCATCTATCCATATCATAACTCGTACTACTAGATCCGGATTCAGACACAGAAGAACCCGATGACATATTACTCTTATGCTAGATTATGTCTTTGCATCAAGACAATGAAACCTATTTATCTGTTTGCAGGGATACTTGCAGTTGCGTTAGTTGTACTTCTTATGCAACGGCAGACGAATGTGATTGTTCGCGATTCTCCAGTCAAGTTCTCCTCTGTACGCAAGCATCCCTTTGATGTCTATTCAGATCCCTATCATCCACCTGAACGCGAGAACCCGTACTGGAGAGGGCGTGACCCGAATTATCAGCAAGTCGGTGTTCTGCAAGGTCAGGGGCGTGCCGGACTTCTGCCGCTGTTCGGTCGGCCGTCAATCACATCCAATAGTCGGTGGGAATACTATACGATGAGTGATGGTCTGAAACTTCCAGTCTCCTACAATCGCAAACAGTGTAATTCCGACACTGGTTGTGATGAATTAATCGGAGAGGATTCGCTTGATGTGTTAGGATTAGGCAAGTACAAGGCTGCAGTCTACGATGTTACTCAACCACGCTACGACCCAGGACGCCTGTAGACCATGCAAGATATACGGACGCACATCCGAGAATGTTTGAAGTTGCCAATGCAAGAATTGTTTGCCAATCAACTCCCTTTATAGGTCCAACGAAAAGGACGTTGCCTGCAGACAAAAATCCACCGCTAATCTTGTTAGTTACAAGATGTATCATACCATATAAGAATCCTGCAAAAAGTGGACTTGATTCATAAAAGACTGAGAGTGCAATAATGATTGCACCAATGTATTCGACTACACATTTTACGATCAGAATCATTATTAGTTTACGTTCATAATAATCTTCATATTAAACGGTCTTTCTGCATCTCTTCGTCTTACGACTACGTGTCTTTCCACCGGGGCATTGTTTGCGTCTGCATCGCTTTGTTTTACGGTCACGT